CAGAAACAGCAGCGTTTGTAGCAGTGCCACTTGTAGAACTTAATGCTAAGTTACCAGCTAGTGTCTGTCCAGCAGCAGTTGTAATACCAATTAAAGCTTTATGAATAAAGATCTTACTTGGTGTTACTAAATCATCTGGAGCATCTACATTTAATGTTCCTAACTCTACAAGACAGTCATTGTCTGCATAAGCAGTTGCAGCTGCATTTGTTGAAGCTAAAGTACCAGCAAAAGATTGAATCTTTCGTGTACCCATTGAAACAAGTTGTCCAGTTGAATTAACTGAAAAACCAGTTTGAGTAATAGCACCACTTGCACCCTCGGAACGGACTGGACCCGAAAAAGTTGTATTAGCCATATCAATCTCCTTGTCTTGGCAAATGTCGAAGTTAATTCTTCGTCAAGGTTTATTCTATTATACACAAAAAAGGGCAGTATGTAACTGCCCTTTTAGTTTTTATTAAAATGAAGCTTACGCTCCTGGTGAACCAAATAATGCACGAGGATCTGAGAAGCCGAAAGAATATCTCTCTCTTGCTTTATATCTCATGTTTCCTGTGTCGAAATCTGGATCCATGGCTGTTGCCATTGGCATTCTTTCAAAATGCTTAAGACCATTTGGTGCATCTGTCTTAATGAAAAATGCATCTGTGTCAGTTAGATAATCATTGATGACATAGCCATTAGGAAGCATACCCATGTTTCTTATAGCGTTAGCATCATTATCTGCTGTTCCTGGTCTTAGATTTGAGTTTAACAATCTCTCTGCGACAAATTGTAATTGTCTTGGAATAATTAATTTCATTCCTCTTAGAGCGATGATTAATCCTCTCTCATCCACAAAGCCTGCAATCTTAATTAAAGCATCTTCTAAAGATGTTTCGTTAAGATCAGCTGCGACAGTTGGCTCGTTAGCAAAAGTTCCACCATTTGTTAATGGGTGATCTGTTGCTAATAAGGCTTTACCATCACCACCAGCAGTTGCTCCAGCAGTAAACGCATTATTTAGTACGTTTGCAGCTTTTACTTGCTTTGTGTGTGCCATTGATCTAGCAAGTGCTCTTGTATAACGAGCAGAAAGCTTGTCGTAAAGGTTATCCTCTACAGCTTCTTCTGTTATTGAGAAAGCCATTGCTACAGTTTCATGGTTATACCTTGAAGTATAGGCTTCGTTTGCATCATCAAATGTGACACCAGAACCTTCTTGCTTAGTAGGTGCTGCTCCGAAACCACTCAACATTACTTCTTCTTCGAAAGCTCGATCAGATGACTCTGTATCGTAGATCTCTGCATGTTGACCTTCATACCTATTATACTCCATACCAAAGAGGGCGTTCAAGCCAGGCTCTAACTCTTTGGCGAGTTGTGCTCTTGAAATAGCCATACTAGACCCTCCTTAAGATGCAGTAGCGTCAGCGTCAGATCCGCTTAACGCATGGTTGTTGATTTTAACTATGTATGAAACACCAGCAGCACTGTGATCAGCATTAGTTACATCTTCGTGGATACCTAAAATCATCACACAGTTTGATGTATCTGTATCTTCAGCAGTTGATATATCTAATACAGCAGAAGAAATACCAGTTGTAGTATTACCACTTGCTCCACTTGCTATATCAGCAGTCTTAAAGATATCTACTTTAGCAGTTGCTCTGTCAGTGTTTGTTCCGTCACTTGCGATAATAAATCTCTGTGATGGATCATCATACACAAACCCTTTGATGTCAAAGTTAGTATTAGCTGATCCTGAACCAGGCCATGTATTACTAAACCTTAACTTGCCAGTGGTTGCATCCACGAACTCACATCCAGCAAAGACACCAACGAATTGGTCTCCATTACCAGAAGCAGAAGCGATCTGAATAGTTCCGCCAGTTAACTCAGCTTTGACTGGTGAACCTTGAAAGATCGCGGAAGCGTCACTAGCAATAAAGTATTGACTCGTACCTTGAGTCGATGGACTTGAACCATGTTTACCAACAGGCTTAAATCCGAAAGCTACATTTGCATTAGCCATTTATTGCTCCTTCATTAATTATTCGGAGGATTTTTTCCCTCCGAAGGTTACACGACTTTGCCTATCAACACTGATAGGCATCGAGGGATGTTGTTCCCTCATCAAGTTTTCATCCACGGCTGTCATTTGATTGCGGGTCTGCTCCCGAAAGTATTCAGTTCTCTCTTGCACCGTTTCTGTGGGTATTCGTGCCAACATTAAACCACCGACACCAATAATTCCTTTGTTTTTACCTTCCTCTATTACTGGATATTTTGCAGCTTCTGGGCCGTATTCGTCTGCCCTAACTGGTTCCCATCCCTCTCTCATTCTGGAAAAAACATTTGATTTATCATCCTCACCACGAATAGTAGTTCTGATCCATCTATGTTCAAATCCAGCTGGAGGTGCAGGCGCATCCAACTTAGCTGGAGGTTGCCAAGGTTTTCTCCTTGTTGTATTTGCACGAGACGTAGTTTCTCGTGTTGTTCTGTCTATAGCCATCTTTTACTCCTTTACATGTTTAGCATATTCTTCAAGCGGAACATTCAACCGTTTCGCTATCGCAATCTGCGATGGAGTCAATTTGACTGTTCTGCGTCCCTTTGGTGATACCGTCTTTGAGGCGGTGGCTCCAGCAGAGGCGACTCTGGGGCCAGAGGATCTCTTTGTCTCTCCAAACTTATGTGGAAATTCACTTCTGATCCTATTATCTAGTTCAGTATAATACTCTTCTGTATTTGGATCAAGTCCATCTTCTTCAATTAATGACTTGTGTATACCAAAAGCGGCATATGTCATTGTTTGATCTTGTCCAAACCACTCATTTTGTGATGCCCACTCCTCTGCTCTTGGGTCTGGTTTAGGAGTAGGAGTTGCAGAAGGTTGTATTGGAGCTGGAGCAGCTTCAGTTGCCTCTGCCTTTTTAGCTTGTTCTTCTCTTTGTTCTTTTAGTTGATTTAACCTTGCCTCTTCTAAAGCAATTTTAGAAATAGTTTGTTGAGCTTCATACATAGCATCTGCATCACCAGCCTCATACGCTTTTCTATATGCTTCTTTAGCTGCCGCTGCTTGAGATTGTACTCTTGTATCAAACTCACCAACATATGTTGTGTCTAATTTATCTAGTTTTGCTTTAAGCTCATCATTCTGTTTCTTAACAGATTCTGCAAACTTTATTGCAGCGATTCTTTGCTCTTCTTCATCTCTGAATTTTTTAGTCAGCTTGGATATTCGTTTTTTTACTGAAGCTGAATAATCAGAGAGGTCATCGTCTTCTTCTTCTTTTTTCTTAACTTCAACAGCAGGTCTATTTTCATTAGATTCTGGTTGAATGTCTTCTTCTTCTTTTTCTTCTGCATCGTCTAGTTCAATAACTTGACCTTCCTCTTCTTGAGGAGGGTTCTTTTCGATGTTTTCTTGCATACTTAAACTCCGTATGTTTTGATGTCATCGGGATTAACAATGGTTGCAATGACTTCATCGTCATTGATTATCCTAACTTCTCCTCCTTCTATGTTGAATCGTGACCCAGCATAACGACCAATACAAACCCAGTCGCCTTCCTTACACCAAGGTCCCGCTTCTCCAAACTTATCAAAATCTTTATATGCAAGTGGTCCTAACTTGACCACATAAGCAACAACAGTTGCTCTCCCTTCCTTTTCTCGAATAGAGTCTGGTACATGAATACCACCATCAGTTTTTTCTTTTCCCATGTATGGCATAACTAATACACGCCATCCAGTGGGTTGAGGTACTCTTTCTGTTAGGGATTTATTTTTTGCTTCTTTTTCAGCTTTTTCTTTAGCTTGTCTTTGCTTTAAAACGTATTCAGGTACTATTAAAGTCATTGTCTACCTTTTCTAGCAGGGTTCTTAATTGTTCTAGTGAGTAGGTTAGACCCTGTATTTCACCTACCATTGCCTTATATGATTCCATATCAGAAGCATTACCGCTCGTCAAGGAAATACTAATATCTTCTATACGAGTGTTCAAGGCTTTTCTATATTTATGTAAAAAATCTGTTACTTGCATTTATTATTTTCTGCTTTTTATAATATCAGAAAGTGACTCTCCAGCATTTAATCTCATATTAATAGAAAAATTAGGATTTCCAATTATATTATTTTTATTAGTATCTGTATTAAGTACATTATTTCCAGTCTGATCAATTGAATCTTTCATTTCTTTTTCTGCGTCTTGACCCTCAAATAAACTCATAATTCCTTTGGATGTTTCAGTTATTGGTCTTGCACCACCAAAGGTTATTGATTCTATTCCTTTTCCTAATTCTCCTAAAAAACCTTGTGGACCTTGATAAGCTGGATTATTAGGATCTAAAGTGGGATCATAATTAAAACCTTTATTGAAATTTAATTGTGGGTCTGGTGCTAATGCTAATTGATCTTTACCCATAAAACTTGCGATTGGACCTAAAGGAGTAAATCCAAAAGCAGTTCTAGCTATTGTTTCTCCAATATTTTGAGGTCTATCTATGGATATGACTTCTCCAAACCTAGTTTTTTCACCTGGAGACAACCCCTCTCTTAAACTTAAACCTTCGACTCCTTTTATACCTTTTATATTACCAAAAGGATTTACATATCTATCGTAAGCTAAGTTTGCTATACCTTGAACATCAATGCCTAACGCAGCATAATTTACGTTCTCTGGGCCAAATAACTGTGAGAAAAAAGAATCTGGATAAGGATTTGTTGCAGTAATTCCTCTAGCTTGATTGAAACCAGCTTGACTTAAAACAGAACCATCTGTTTCATTTCCACCAGTGTCCATACTAGTGGAACCATATCCAACTCCAGTATCTCCTGCACCGGAGGGATCGTCTCCTGCATAACTTTCTTCAGTGGTGTCGAAACCATTAGCCACTAGAATATTCCTTTAAACTTCTTACCTTTTACTTGAGCACCACAACCTCTGAAAGCACCACCATCTCTCATTTTTAATGTGCCACCTTTTTTAGCTGATTTTATTTTTTCTTTCATTGTTGCTCCAGCAATTCTATCAGCTTGAGTCGCTTTTGGATTTTTATCAATGCCAGCTTTAACACTTAACATTCCAAAATTATTGCCACCACCTTCTTTTTTACTCAAAACTATTTTTCTTATAGCTTTTTCTGCTTCTTCTGGACTAATTTTACCTGAAACTGATTGATTAACTATGTTTTTAAAATTACCCATCTTCGCTTTGTTAGTGGTTTCCTTTTTTAACTTAGTTATTTTACCTTTATTTGCTTTAATAGGCTTTGCTTGATTCATTGTGCTCTCCAATACAGAAGACCCCCCGTCTTTGAGTGCTCTTCCCTTTTTTACTAAATTATTAGCTTGATTATATGACATACCCATATCTTTTGCAAACTGCCTAACCCTTGCCATGTGCTTTCCTTATCTGTTCTTTACCTTTTTTAAATATTGCTGCTATTTTATTCTTTTTCATTACTTTTGCCCGTTGCTCACCGACTGTAAGTATTTGTATCTTTCTCGCATAAGACTTATTGACTTTCTTAACTTTGGCAACTGTTGTTCTGGCATCAGCCTCTGTAGCAAACTTGATTCCAACCGTATCTTTAGGATTTTCATCCGTATATAAACGTCTTCCAGAGCCTTTTGGTTTCTTACCAGTTCCAACTTTAGGATCTGCCATTATTTTTTCTTGAACATCTTTGCAGCTTGTCCAACTCCCTTGATTCCAAAA